TTATCCTTCGTTGTCATTCTGCGACAGATCAGGCAACAGAATCCGAAGATAATCCCGTCTGCCGTAGAGAACACGGTCAATGTACACGTCTTGCCCATTCACACGGTAAAAAACCATGTAATTTCCAATGGTGAGAAATCGGTAATCGCTTTCTATATTTGTCACAGAGGACAGCAAAGCGCCGATTTCTGAAAAATTTTCCAGTTCATCAATAGTGTCCATGATTTTGTTTACGGTGTTTTCAGCGGCTTGCGGATTACATAATTCAAAGGTAATATACTCCCAGATTTCGTCCAGGTCGTTCTGGGCCTCCGGGGAGTAATAAATGTTATTCTTCATTTGCCTTTGCCCGGAAATGTGCTCTCACATCCGAGGACGAAAGCCATCCCTTTTCCTCTCCAGATTTTTTTCCTTTTGCAAGTTCACCCATGAGTTTCAGGGTCGCCCGTGTTCTTTCATAGTCCTGCATGTCAATGATTGCATAGCGCCCGCGTCCGTTTTTGGTGAGAAAGACCGGTGCGCCCACAGATACGTCACGGAGCACATCACTGTAATTCCTCAAATCAGAGATTGGTTTGATATTCGGCATAATCACATTCTCCTTTCTTACCTTTAGTATACCCTGATTTGATGTAAAATTCAACAGCATATTTTACAACAGTATTTTAGTGAGCGCCCCATATAGATTTTGAGAGGCTCCCGGTCTTGGCCTGTCCTTTTTCTGGCAAAGTGAATAAATGCAGTTATACTATGAGACAAAAATAACCTTTTCCTCATATTTAAAAACCTTTAAATCCGGGGCTTTTCGGCTTGTCCACTCATAAATCCCTCTGATGTGTTCCCATGTCACATCATGGCTGGGCATACCGCCCTTACGCCCGCCAAGCACATCTTTCCCTTTCAGATCTTCCCATTTGAAATCCGGCATCTCTTCTCTTGCCACAAGGAAATTCCCGGCACGCTGGGTAAGCTGGGCAAAATTCACTACATAATCATTAGCCCCTTCATTATAGGTGTAAATAGAAGCCTCAGAACCCATAAAACCAATGTCCGCACTTCCGGAGATGACAGCAGTCATCGTTTTATCTGCCCCAAATGGAATTATATATTTAGTACAAGGCAGATTATTACAGATTTTAATCCCGAGAAATAGAACCTGCATAGCTTGGCGACTATCACCGTCCCTTTCTGGCTTCCTCAGCCACGTTAAAAAATTTATAGGTTGCACGGGACTAACAGCGGCGACTGCTGTCATCTATCACTCAAATCGGGCTTGATCTGCAAATTATGCGCGCCCCTCTGAATTTGTACGGGCTTGGGACTGTCCTCGGCTTCATTAACGTTTGACTTTTTGATTTCATTGAGATTCCATGTTATTCTATTTGTGCAGAAAGGGCGGCTTTTGTTCGCCGCCCTTTCTGTGTGTCCGGCTGATTATTCAGCCTTTTCTTTTTTGTCCGGTTCTGGCTTGTACTGCTCTTCCCCTGTCTCGATATAGAGAATAAAATCATTAATTTTCTTCTCGCTCCATCCGGCAGCTCTTAAACCTAAAACCAGTCTTGCGTTTTCCTGCATATTCATTTGCTCCATGTCTCTCCTTTCTCCCTTTCGGGTTATTGTCATTCGGTTTCCCTCTTGACAATTATAGCGGAGTGGCAAGTCTCCGCATTTTTCTAATCCTCTAAATCTTGCTGAATAATTTCCAGCATTTCCTTTATTAACTTGTCTTTTTCCTCGGCTGTTTTTACTTCTAAAATTCTTTCCAACTCTTTTTTATCCCGTCTTCTCATTGATTTATACTGACTATCTGTCATTCCCATATCTTGCATTACCTCCATCTTTCAATCTCCTTTCCGTTCATCAGATTTACTTGCCTCATCTGATAATACTATTATAAACTATATTTGGTTTATTGTCAATACTCAAATTAAACTTTTTATGGTTTATTTTCTACATACTTTATTATATTCCCAGGTTGCATATCCAACAATTCACAAAGCTGTTCCAACGTCTTTATTCCTATCATTTCCCCCTTCCTCAACTTCTGCATAGCAGATTGACTAAGTATGTTTTCCCTTAATATTCTAGTGCTATTATACCCGGATTCTTTCAGTGTTTCTATCACATCTATCTTATATGCCAGCATACGCAAACCTCCTTTACTCCATTTTAATTTGATACTGAAAAAAAGTCAAGAAAAATAATCCAAAAAAAGTTTAAAAAATTCTTGACGTTAAACCAATATTGGTTTATAATAGACTTATCAAAGAAACGGAGGATATGGAAAATGACAATCAGCGAAAAGAACATAGTAAAAAGATGGAGCATGATGGCAAGCAAGGATTTAGGAACTGACAGAAATGTTGAAGCGATAGGGTTTGCAGAACTTTTTTAAAGCATCTTTGAGGACGGATTCACGCAGGTAAAGGGAACAAAATACATCAATCCAATTATCAGAGGTTTTGCTTTTAACAATCCTTATATGGATATAAGCGTTGTTAAATGTCTTGATTTGAACTTTATCAACATCACAAAGGAATCTGCAATGGAATTAGACTGGTACTTAATGAACTGCCTTGATTGCTTTGATAGATACCAATGCGCATTAACACATTAACCACATCACCCACCCGGTGGGGTTGCGCCGAAAGAAGGAGGGAAGATATGTTTGAATGGTGGATTGAACATATAAAAGAAATACCTTATGAAACTTATGAGGACATGCCCTACTGGCTTCAGATGGAATTATTAGAAGAGCATCAGAACGAATAATCCTCGTCCCTGCCAGGTAATGCAGGGAGAAAACAAGTGCTCTATAGCCTTGCGCCGGGTTCGATCCCCGGCGCTCAACGTTGTTAGAAAATGCCTGACATGCCTTCTCACTTAATCCCCAGGACATACGGCCACGTCTTCTCACCGCACTTCCCGTCAGCTTCTTTCTCCCCCATCTTGGCTTTCTGGAGCTTTTTACAAGCCTCTGCACACTTCGCCCCATAATCCCCGTCAATCTTCCCGGTATAATACCCCTTTGCCTTCATGCACAGCTCAAAGGTATTGACCTGCTTACTTTTTGTTCCATTTTTTAATAATCCAAACTCCACCTTATATGTACCTCCTGACTTTTCTGGAGCACTTTCTTTCGTGCCTCCCTTAATCTCATATACCCATTCCACATGCCCGATCTGAAGCGGGCGTTTCGGGTCGTTCCCCACAAAAAGGATTGCATCACCAACCTTTAATATTTCCGGATTCGTGATGTGACCGTTCTTTATCTTTACTGGAACTTCCTCAAACAATGGGGAATTGTAGATTCCTGCCGTATTCAGCAACGTAACACCGTACCCACACCTCTGCAACGCCGCCATGCCTGATGAGCTGCAATCACTGTAGTATCTGCCGTCAGCGGCTTTACGGAATACATACTCCCGTTTCCCCTGGCTGTAATAATTTCGCCCGAGGATAATCCCGTAATAATCATGGAACTTCATTCTTCCTGCGCCCGTCAGGTCACGAAACCTCATGACCTTCACGGCGCCTTTTCGTTTCCCGTTCGGGGCTTTGCTCTTATACCGAGCCTCAAGATATGTGTGCATTACCTTAGTTGACGGTCTGCCAGAGCCATGGCCGCAGAGTGTGATAGTCTTCTCCGTTGCCAGCGTATTTATTGCCGGGGGCTTGGTTTCCGCTTTTTTCTCTGCAGGGGTCATAAACCATTCAAGCGTCTTCCCCTGTCCGGCGACACGGTTCAGGTCAATCCTGCCGCTGATGCCCGGACACGTTCCAAGGGATGTGAACTGATGGAGGGACACACCTTTATTACATGGGTATTTGGAGCTGTAGGCTCCGTTATTGTTTCCATACCTGGCTTCCCACCAGAATCCTCCATCAGAGTTCTTTGCTTTGGTGATAGAGCTTTTATAATAGGCGTAATCCGCAAATCCGGTATACAGCCCCCACTTGATCCCCAGTGATGCCAGATAGTCCAAAGCAGCCCTCACCTGGCTGTCCGTTGGCTTTGTCCCTGTACCGGGGTTCTTCTCCGCATCAATGATGTATCCAACAAAATATTTGCCAACCTTTCCCTTGCATTTATCAACCATATATTTCGCCTGGACTTTTCCGTCTCCTTTAATCATAAAAGCATACAGCCAGTACGGGATCTTGTTCTTCTCACAGCCGGCAATAAAGCTGTCCAGGGTAGGGTCTGTATAGGATGTCCCCTGAGTAGCCTTGGATATCAGAAACGCTGCATTTTTCTTTACACTTGTCCAGTCCCTGACCGGATGGTGGTGTGATATGTCTGGATATTTCATCTCTTTCTCCTTCCTGTGCGGCGCCGCACAAAAAGAGGACGCTGTTACACGTCCTCCGTATCCTTTTCTTTATTTACTGCCTTATCGGCCACCTCTAACCCTTTAATCAAGACATACGGCACGTTGTACCCTGCCTCCACAAAATTTTCTATAATGGAGCGGATCTCATTGATCAGCAGCGATGCGAGCACGAACCAGCCAAGCAGGGTCGTTATCCCCAGGTCGATCCCCAGGACCATTCCAATTTCAATAAATACAGCGCTTGCTCCAAATGCCACCATGACCATGATCCAGTATCCCAGTTTTTTAAGGACGCCATGCCACCCTTTTACAGAATTCTCCTGTTTTTTCAGACCGGCTTTCATCCACCCGGTAAGCCAGTCTGCCACATTCAGCGCAAGAAACGCCACAAACAAAAACCAATGCTCCCCGAGTACATAAGAAAGGACAGCAACAATCGTCCCGAAGATCATATTATATCCGTCAATAATTGGTCCTGCATAATTCATTTTCTTCATATACCTCACTCTCTTTCTGTTATTTTCCTGATTTTTTGCAAAAGAAAAAGGCCTCTATGGCCCCGCTCTGATATCCATCTCTTCACCTTCTTTCATATAATCCTGTAATGAGGATATTCCTCCCCAAACCACCAGTAACGTAGATAATCATCCAATATGATTGCCGGCCCCGACAGCAGGAACCACAGCCCTGCATACGGCAGGCATATCTGGCCAAGGATATTAAGCGGCATATCTGAATAATCCCACACATTCCAACCGAGCCAAAGATTTACAATGCAGCCGCTGAAAAACTCTACCAGTGTAATAAGACATGCTCCTATCACCATCTGACATACCAACGGCATTTCAAAAGTGAACACCTCATTAATCAACCCAAGCAATAAGAAACACATGCCGCCCACAATAAACATTGTCCAATGGCTGTACCCCCTCCACATCAACTCGATTACCATATAAATCAGGCCACCCATACAAAAAAGCACCAATGGCCTTACGTCCCTCATGACTGTCTGGCCGCAAGCATTGCTTTTAACGGCTCTGACTGGTACGCTGCTGGAATATCCATGCCATAGGTTACCGCTTCCACCTCTTCCTTATCCTGCAATGATCTGATATAGATCCTCAGATCTCGAAAGTATGTAACATGCCAGGTCACATATGCCATTGCCGCAGATGTAATTAATCCCATATCCGCATTAGAGTAGAACTTGCAATGTTCCATTTCATCAGAATTATGCCAGGGGATGCTCTCCTCACCGGCAAGCACCTGGGACTGCAGTCCCATAAGACTGGTCTGGTCATGCTCCGTCAGCGTAAAATGCTCTACAATACCGTCCGTCAATGTAACATTGACCCCTGCCTGTACCGCCTGCTGCTGCGCACCGTTCATCTCAGCCACCTTTGCCTCCCGCAGCTCTTCCAGTGTAGGTTCATAGGGCTTTATCTCAGGTTCTGGCAGTGGCTCGGGCTCTTCATACACTGAGCCGTCATCACTCAAAATAAATCCACCTTCAATCTCTTTATACAGGGTAGTGAACTCTTCGTATTTGCCATATAAGATACCTTCATCCGTTACGAGATGGAATCCCGATGTGTTCGCTTCTCCTTCTATCATGATCTGAATTGTATGATCTGACAGCCTTTCCACTTTTGCTTTTTTCGTTTCCTTACTGTCAAGAAATAAAATGTTCTCCATTAAATCCTCCTTCTGGATGGATACTAAATTAAACAAAAAATTAGATGATTTCATTATTACGCGCGAAATTCATACTACCATAACGGTTCCGCCTTACGCTTCAAGCAATCCTCCTAGTGGTTTTTTTGCGCCTATAATAAATGGATATAAACCAATAAACATAGTTTGCACATTTGTAGGTGATAATCGCGTCTTTTTGTATGGTTTGAGAGTAAGGACAGATAACAACAGTATTTATGCGCAATTTACAAACACTACAGGGGATGAAAAGACGATTACTCCATCATTCTTAGTCATGTATATTAAAACTTAATCATTGGCAAGATAAACTAATTGCCCACTACATGGTACATTGGCCTTTACATCTGGCGATACCCACCAATAAACAAGTTTTCCATCATGACGCACACCAACCCGTAATCCAACGGAGCCGGAATAAGTTGACACAAGAACAGCAGTGATTGACCTCCCGCCTAATGGAGCGGGCAATCCTTCGGCTATTACCATTTCTTGGCCTTCCGGTTTATTGTTAACATAGCGAATATCATAAAATGTCAATATTACTACATGACCATATTTTGTCATATTAATACTGGGATTATTGCCATCCATATTGACATTTTTAATTGATAGTTGAACATTTATATTTTTGTTTAATTTAGTATCCATCACGAAATAAATATTTCCAGGTTACATACCGAAACGCATAACAAAAACACCCGGCACAACCGAGTGTAAAAATTCAAATATTCATGCCACTCTGTTTATGCGCTCAGGTATCTTTTATGGTGAAACTGCACAGATTCTTGCTCAACCGTACAATATACCATCGTCGTTTCTAATTTTGCGTGTCCTAAGAATTGAGCCACTTCCTGCACTGGCATCCCTCTGTTAAGAGCATTTGTCGCTGCTGTCCGCCTGAACCGGTGCGGATATGCATGTACATCTACCCTAGCGCCGGTTCGCCTGATCAAGTCCTCTAACCCATTCTTTGTAAGCCGCTGATGCGGCATCCTCTCCGACACAAACAAAGCAGGATTGCCATCTGTGCGACTTTCTAAATATTCCTTTAAATACATATGTGACCTTTCATTTAAGTAGGTCACACGCTCTTTCGCCCCCTTTCCAAATACAATCAAATCTTTCGTAGTAAAACGGATATCTTCCCTGTTAAGAGCTACCAGCTCAGACACCCTGACCGCAGTACTGTAGAAAAACTCCATGATGGCCTTATCACGGATTGTCTTGCAATTACGCAACATCAGTTCCCTTTCTGTATCTGTATACGGTTTCTTAATCTTTTTTTCCACCTTGATTTGTTCAACAAGAACCATAGGATTGTTTCCAATCCGATTTCTGTCCCTCAGCCACACAAAAAAACTACTATATACCGCCCGTACATTCTTTAATGTCTGGTTGCAGATATTCCTTATGCGCTTATATGCCCTCATATACCCTGATATATCTGTATTGTTGATATCTGCTACGGCCTTGTTAATGTACGACAGCAATCTACTAAGCTCATACCTGTATCTCTTGACTGTTTCTGGTGATTTCCCTTCAAGAGCTATCGCCATCAGGTAATCCTCCAGGTCTCCCTGCCATGAACAATCCATCACCTTTAATTCCTGCCGTTCTGCTGATTCCACCCGGTACGCACATAACACATTATGCAGCACACTTTTAAGCTCTGTGAGCTGTTCTTCCTGAAGCCTATCCTGCATACAGTACAGAACCCTGTTAATCAACTGCTCTTTCATACTTTCAACTCCTTTTTGCTTTATTTTAGCAAAAAGTGATATAGAAACAGATACTGAATTAATCAAAAATATAAATGTGCGACTCTCAATTAAAAACGTAAACCCGGCCTTCTCAAATGCTAGTGTTAACATGACAAAATATGGACATGTAGTAATATTGTCATTTTATGACTTTTCCTTTATTGATAGACCTGAAGGACAAGACGTGATAATTGCCGAAGGATTACCGGTTCCGATATATGGTGCTGTCAGTACCGTCTTAACACCAACTTATTTTGGCTCTGTCGGATTGCGAGTAGCTGTGCGCCAAGACGGAAAACTTGTATATTGGTGGGTATCACCAGACGCTAACGCAAATACAGTCCATGGCGGACAGCTCGTTTATTTTACAAATGATTAAACTTTACAATACATGACTAAAAATTCTGGGGAAATTGTCTTTTCATTTGCTGTAGTGTTTGTAAACTGTACATAAATATAGTTGTTATCCGTCCTTACGTTCAAGCCATACAAAAAGGAACGATTATCACCTACGAATGTACAGATTATATTTATTGGCTTATATCCATTTATTGTGGGAGCAAAAAAATCAGCAGGAGGATTGTTTGAACCATTAGGCGGAAGTATTATAGTAGTTTGTATTTTGCGCGTGATTATAAAATCACCTAATTTTTTGTTTAATTGAGCAAATGCATCCGCTGCCGTCTTTCCATCCATAACGAACCCTGGCTCCGTTATATTTGTGCTCTTTATCACCTTTGTCACATCCAGTTTTCCTCCCAGAGCAGTTTTTATCGGCTTAATCCCGTTCTCCCAGAATCTATTTAATAGATTTGTTGTAATGACTTTCATTTAATTTCCTTTCTTTCTCAAACTTACCTTAAGTAATTGCATTTATCATAGTTACGGATAGTTCCTCATAACCTACATATGTGCCTTCGATAATATCATCTATATCTTGAATGCTCCCCGCTTCAAAGATACTTCCCTCATTATCCTCGTCCACATACAAGCCATCGATAATCTTATCTATGTCCTCGTCCGTAGCTGTTCGATACATGTCTTGCAATAGCTTATTAATTTCAAGTAATAAAGCGCCACTTTCTGTAGCTCTCAAGGCTTCTTGTAAACTGCTAAATTCATCGCTTATTCGAAGCATAGCCGAATTAATCTCTGTTAACGCAGCATTTGTTTGTTCCCCTGCATAATCACCCTGCCCTTTGGCATAATCACCCTGCTCTCTGGCATAGTCACCCTGTTCTTTGGCATAGTCACCCTGTTCTTTGGCATAATCACCCTGTTGTTCTGCTATATTTCCCCGTTCAACTGCATAATCCAGTTCCTGCATTGCCCTGATACAGATAAGCTCCGCTATATCAGCAAATGTCCTCCTGACATCCTTACCATATATCGCTGTCTTGAATTCCTGTACCAGCACCCTTAGATTTTGTTCAAGCATTAGTTTCCCCACCTTCTTCCAAAGTTTCTAACCTCACTAAAATTTCCGATATACTTTGATTCATTTTCGTACCAGTTTGTGTCAAATTTGCTATGCTGTTTTTCACCTCCTGCAGTTCTACTGTTATACTAGAAAAATCCGTCCCTAGTTGCTCCACTTTTCCTCCCATCATGCTTATCCCTGTATGCGCTGCATCCACCTTATTATTCAGGTTACCTACATTCTCTCTTATCTCTTCTTGCGATGCGGTAGCATTCCTTTGCTGCGCAATCTCTCTTTGCAGTCCCACCTGCTTTTCTGTAAGGAAGGACAATGTATCTCCCAGTGTGATTTTATCTGCTGATGGATTAGAAAGATTATATTCCCGCTTTGAAACCATCATATTTCTGTCAAGGCCATGAAGAGGGGAAACAACCCGTACCGTATCACCTAATTTTATACAGTCAATATCTATATCTATTAAGTGAAGGTCAATTGCTGTAAGTTCTATGGTAACCGCTAGATTAATGCATTTTTTTAGATATTCCTTTGCCTTCTCATACAATGTATCAGGATCATTTACCTCTGAAAAATCTATTTTCTGGTAAATCCAACCATACAATCCAACCGCCTTGGAGTCATAAATATAATCAGACCCATTGTGCCCGTTCGCATTTTTAATTGTTACGTTACTTTTACCTAAAGGGATAATTGCCGTCGCAATGTTATCTGCTTTAATATATCGTTTTAAATCTAAAAGATTTTCACCAAAACGAATTTCCTGTCCACTTTCTTTTCCAAACTGTTTCACATAATCAATATACCGTACATTCCCCTCATATCTGACCCTCAAGTAACCTTCATACACTGTGGTAAACTTGGATACAAGCAAATCCCAAGTTTTTTCATAATTGGCATCAAAATTTTCCACTGACGCACTTTCAATATCAATAATACCTATCTCAAACTTTTTGCTGGCCTCCACTTGTATATTGTGTTCGTTAATCACAGCACGAAAAACCTCTATATTCGTCGATATCGGCTCAAAATTATATGCTCTGCCACGTTCCTTCGGTCTTTGTATTGAATCTAATAAAAAAGCAAGTCCTCCTTCGCAAGACACCTGACCATAATTATAAAAATCCGCCTCATCTGTCGTTGGCCTGCCGACATAGAGAAGTTCTTCGTCATCGTATACGGATATCCTTGAATGTAGTTTTCGAATACTCCCAATCTCTGGATGAGTTGAAAGAATACCAAAATCAAGATTCCCTGTTTTATTTAATTCAAGAGACACCTTGGGAGACAGCAACATATACTTTTCATCTCGCATATCATGAAGAGTTTTTCCATCACATTCTATTCTGTACATCTACAAGCTTCCTCCCCTGTATTCCACTGATACATTCCCGGTTCCGGTGAAAATTAATATGTTCTCCCCTTCACCAAGCCAAATATCGAACACTTTGTTTTTTCCTGCCCGCAATTCGTAAGTCTTTCCATTGTATGACACTCTCATCGATACCGAACATTCAATAATCGGGACAATTCTTTTTCTTAAGCCCGGAATAAGCAATTCATATGAATTCTCAACTCTTATGTTTTTATATGCTCGGATAACTCCCACTTCAAAGTTAAATGTATCCCATATCCACTCCTCCAGACTAGAGTAACGTTCATACTTATACGGCTCCACTTCACCAGAAATCACTAACTTACTTTCACTCTTCTCTGTCTTTTCCACATCCAATGCCAGTCTGCCGACATAATAGAAATACAAATCATTATCAAGGATAATTTTCATTCTCTGACCTGCCAGGTAATTCGCGATTTCAGAAACTATTACACTCCAGCGACAGAAATCTTCATCTTCCACTTCAAATTCTAACGACAAGGTTCTGTTTTTATACTTCACATCACCGCCAGTCATCACCTCCGTCAGATCAAGCGTCCCATCAGCCCCCGGGATGTCCTGTTCATAGGTCTTGGCCTCCGGAAAACCAAGGTTGACCGTTGTCCATCCCAGATTCCAATCCTTTAAGGTGTGCTTGCTCCCTATCTGTACTCCCATCGTTCCACGTCTCATCACACGCCTCCTCTCAACCTGCGATTTACGATATCATTCAGAAATTGGTCCATAAAAGGAACCGTACCCCTTGCCACTTCTCTACCGTCAAGGATAACCGGCACTTCTATTTTATCCGGCCCTGCATATACGATACGTTCTGTATTCATCTCATTGGCTGCGCTCTGTCGAATCTGCGGTGTCTGGACATTTGCCGTTATCCTCCCCATCTGCTTTTGTACCGCTGTCTGCATACGGCTCTGAATCTCCGGAATATTCAATCTAGTTCTGGCAAATCTCTCTGCCATCGTCTCAGACACATCCTCCATCTGCCGGTAAAGCTTTTTTGCCTCCTTCTCATGCCCTTTTTCTACACCTAAGATGTCATACTTTCCAATCTCTGCAAACTCACGGGAAGGCGATTTAATCCCGAGCTGTTTTTTAGCCGTTTTAATCAGTTTCTGACACAAGTTTTTTATTGCCTTGCTGGCACTGCGTGTCTCGGATTCTATCCCCGCCGTCAGCCCCTTTGTGATATTAACACCGGCCTGCTGAATCTGTTTTTGGAGATTATCTGTCGCCTTCTTAAGCTCGGCCTGGTACTCTCCTTCAATTCTTGCAAAATCCTCTGCGAAAAAATTGTTAGAAAATATCTCTGACATAGACTGCTGCTTGTTCCAGTTTGCAATATACGCCCTCTGCTGCTCCTCTGACATGGACTGAAACCAGTCCATATAAGCCGATGCTTCATCCACATTCATCCCGAGAATCCTTTCCATCATGGATTCCGGTATCTTCTTTTCAAGTCCTTTCAGATGCTTCTGGTACTTTTCAATATCGTAAATGTTCTGCTTAAGGTCATATATATTTCCCCACGACTGTTGTTTATTTTTCAGGCTGTCCCGTAAGCCCTCGATGCGGTCATATTCTTTTTGATACTTCTCTGACAGCTCTTGGATCTGTTGTTGTGCTATTTGGGTCAGTCGTTCTGACTCCTTTTCGAAAGCAGTGTTAAATGCATTAGCTACCTTCTCCCCTGCCTCCTGAAGTTGAGCCGCTTCCTTTTTATTGGCAGCCTTTAGTTTCGCCAACTTTTTCTTTAACCTTTTCTTTTCCTTCTTACTCTTGGTCTTGTTTATATCGTTCTCTATTTTATTCTCTTTCTTCGCATGTGCTGCTGTCAGCGCTTCATACTGCTTATCAATAGCCTCCTGCATACTGTTGGAGCCTCTGGTCTTTGCTGTATTCAAAGAATCTGATAAGCCGCTCACCAAGTCGTTTCCAATCTGAGAATATTTCCCTTCCCGGGCTGCATTCTTTGCAGTATCAAGCACTTCCGCCATAGTTTTTCTCATTTCGGCAACCAGCTCTGCTTTCGCTACATTCACACCCGCTGCAATCCCCTTTGGAATATTGACCCCTACAATACTTTTGAATTTTTTAGAAGGTGAATGAATGTCCAGCTCATCTGTTGTTGCCTCCAGAGAGGCTCGTGCCATGCTCCGTGATGCATCCTCTACTTCACCCGTATACATCTCAATACCGGCTGCCATTCCAAGAGAAAGGAATTTCCCCACTTCATCCCGGAACACACGGGACGGGGAATGGATGTCACCCTCGTCATTTGCCGAATCTTTCGCCGCTTTTACAGCGCGTCGTGCTGCTGCTTGTATCGCTGGAATCATCGATATCAATCCAGTTTCTATTCCAGAACCTATAAAAGTTCCAACCGGCTTAAAGGATATGCTTTTTGCTCCCTTTTCTGCCGCAGATGATAATTCTTTTCCGCCTTTAGTTACTGTGCCTTTCTTCGAATCCAGACCCTTTGAGTATTCTTCTCCGCCCTCGTCGGCTGCCTTTCCCAGCCCCTGCGTCGATTCCTTTTCTACCAAGGCATTCATCTGTTTCACTGCCTCTGCGGGTTTCATCCTCCCTGAATTTACAGCAGAAACAAGCTTCTGTACTGCTTCACTTCCAGCTAGCCCTGATTCTGTTACCAACTGGTCAAATGTGACCAGTGCCTCCATCTGCTTTATCGCACTTGCTGGTTTTGTCTTTCCGGATGCAATACCTTTTGATAAATTGCTTGGAATCTTCACACCGGACTGCAAAGACATATTCTGAATCTCATCAAGTTTAATCAAAGCTTTCATCTGATCTACGCTTGCCGGAAGCGCATATTTCCCGGACTGGATTCCCTGTGCAACTGCTGCCGGCACTTTCGTTCCATCTGCCTGTGCTTCCTGCACTAAGCCATCCAGATCGATAAGGGCGTTAAGCTCCTCCCCGGTCATCGGAGCGGCATATAGGCCCTCTTTCATGCCCTGCTGCACCGAGTCAGGAATATCTCTCGCTTTTATCTTCGCCTCTTCGCAGATCTTATCAATACCGCCAAGGAATTCCGCATAGTTCGTTTCCCCTACCTGCCGGTTTTCCGCCGTTTCCAACTCTACATTCAGGTCTGTCAGGCTCTGCTGGTATTTCTTTACCTGTTCTTCAGCGGCGTTATATGCCTCGTTCATCTGCCTCTGATTCTCTAGGGCAACCTGAAGCTGTATATTATCCCGCGGAGCCACGCTCTTATCGCTCTGCGCCTTCTCTACAGCTTTATTGGCTTTTTCCAGTTCTGCTGTTGCTTTTATCTGCCTTTCTTGAGCCTCAGCAAGCTTATCCTCCGTCTTGATGATATCCTTAGCAATACCTTCCACCTGAGTCCCGTAGGCCTTTGCCATTGCCAATTCTTTTTGAGCTGCTATGTTCTTCTTGATAGCATCCGTTGACTTGTTCAGCTTATCTTTTTCTTCGTCGTATGCAAGCCCTAAGTCTGGAAGTAACCCATTCAGCTTTTCTACGATTGATTTAATCTGCTCTTTCTGGCCAGCGCTTTTATTTTCCACCGACGTAAGCTCATTAAGCTTCGCTGCCAAAAAGTCCGCCTGTTTCCCTTCTATTCTAGTAGATTCTACTGACTCTTCCCTTGCCTTCTTATTTTCTTTTACTGACTTTAAATACTCTTTCTGCTCCTCCGCTGATTTCCGGAGCTTGTCACGCAGCGTCTCCTCCTTCAGTATGCTGCGGTCCTGGGTCAGAGCATATGCGCCCAATCCGGCCACCAAAGCCCCGATAGCTACCACCGCCACCCCGACAGGACCACCAAGGGCAGTACACGCAGTATTAAATGCCCCTGTTGCTGCTGTTGCTAAAGATACTTTTCCTGTAAATATGCCTACAGTTGTCTGTAATAAAGTCAAACCACCTTCCTGAGCAACTAAAGTGATTGCATTTGCCGCTTCCATTGCTTGAAGTGCTTTATATGCTGTCGTTAAAGCTGCAACGCCTTTTGATGCTATAATAAACGCTTTGTAACCCGCCATAGCTCCCAATATAGTGGTAGTTAGCGGAATAACTATATTCAGGTTATCCGCAAGCCCCTTCACGCCCTGAGACAGCACTTTTATGCCGCCCCCGCCGACAGTCTTTGCAATGCTGCCCAGATTCTTGACGCCATTCAACACTTCTTCCGGCACAATGGACTCAATCCCATTCTCCTTGATTGCCGTTGCCAACCCCCGGATCTGCTTTGCACCCTCCTTCACCGTTTTCTTTAACGGCTTTTTAAATCCATCATAGATTTCTATCCCAACTGCCTCTGCCGCAGAACCAAGCTCATACATTGCGCCCTTCAGGTTATTGTTCATGGTGTCTGCCTGTTTTTTCGCGGCATCTTTTGAGTTGTCAATCGACTTGGTCAGTTTCTCAAAATCTTTGTCGCTGGTGTTTACAATCGCCAAAAGTCCTGACATGGCCTCCTGGCCCGCGATGCTTGCAGCATACTGTGCTTTCTGACTGTCATCAAGACCCGCAAATTTTTCCCGGAGGTCTCCCAGCACTTCCCGCAGTGGTTTCATGCTGCCGTCTGAATTCTTCGCGCTGATTCCAAGGCCATCAAGTGCCTCTGCTGCCTCCTTAGGCGGCTTTACCAGCCTGGTCAGCATGGAGCGCAGGGCAGTTCCTGCCTCTCCCCCTTTAATCCCAGCATTAGCCATAAGCCCGATGGCCGTAGCTGTATCTTCTATGGAATATTTCATGGCTCCGGCGATGGGGGCAACATATTTGAAGGTCTCGCCCATCAACCCCACGTTTGTATTAGAGCTGCTGGACGCTTTCGCCAACACATCCGCAAAATGAGAACTTTCTTTTGCCTCCAGGCCGAACGCTGTCATCGCGTCTGTGACGATATCCGACACCGTTCCAAGGTTCTCTCCTGACGCGGCAGCAAGGTTCATGACACCTGCCAGCCCGTCCGTCATCTGCTCTGTTTCCCATCCTGCCATTGCCATGTATTTCAGAGCCTCGGCGCTCTCCGTGGCGCTGAACTTTGTCGTCGCACCCATCTCCTTTGCCTTGTCCGTCAGCTTTTCAAAATTCTCCCCGGTAGCCCCTGAGATTGCCTTCACCTCGCTCATCGCAGATTCAAAGCTGCTGCCGACATCAACAGCCTTCTTAAACATGGTCCCAATCCCTAACGCTGCAACGCCTTTGGCAACCGTTCCCTTCAACCTACTCAGACCAGATTTGACCCCGCTATTGTCAAGGTCTGTTTCGATTACAACGCTTCCGTCCGCCATATATGATTTCACCTCACTTTAATATCCTGCTCACATCTCCCCCATTGAGCAACGCTTCCCGGAGCTTATTTTTAAGCTCCTCCTCTTCCGCTGTCAACTCATCCTCAGGGAGCGCATACCGTTTCTGCATCTCCTTTACAAATTTCCTCTGCTCCTTATCCATGCCTTTCGTGTCCGCCCCACGGTAGCCCATGATCTCCCTGATCTTGCAGTCATCCCGCAGTGCGCTAAACAGGCTTACGAATTTCCACCAGTGCAGAGATTCCACCTCAAGCAAATCCAGCTTATAATCTTGGATGAACCCCGCATTGATATAGTCAAAGTCATGCCGATATGAATAAAGCGGCTTTTTCCCTGGTTTCTCCTGATTCCCATTGATCCCGGGTTTTCCGCACCCGTAGAACCAGACCAGCTTTTCTATCGCCCCTTCCAGGTCTTCCGGGATGCCTCCCTTATAGAAAAGAGTCAGCGCCTCATGGTACTTTGCGTTGGCACATGCTTCCTCAAAGGAAAAGTCCGGGTTATACTGCATGATTTCTTTTGCAAATGCCCTCTGCTCCTCTGTGACACTTTTATCTACGATTAGATTCTCTATTTCTACCATCGTGCGAAAATCTGTATTAACCTCGTAAAATATGCCCCCGACTTCCACAGATGCCGGGGGCTTTTCAATCATCATCACGCATCACCTTTGGAAACGAGACTGCTCAGCGCCTTAATCCTCGAATTGTGCTCTTCCATCTGACTCTTCCTTAAGTTATAGAGCTTTTTCACTGCCTTGGTCCGCTCCGCTAAGTTATACTTCGCGCAAAACATTTCCTCAGCCTTTCCCTCGCCGAACACATTTTCAAAAAATGCATCTATAATCCGGCATTCCGCCTTTACGCCCTCTGCATCAATCCTCCCGTTCTTCGCATGCTCCTCTTCATAGCTGCTAAGTGAATCCCAAAGCTCCTGCTCCGCCTCACCGAACACCGCCATCGTATCCGCATCCATAATGTCAAACGGATACTTCTTATTTTCCCATATAAACATATCTGATCTCCTCTTCCTCAATTTCTGATTTTATATATCCATTAATTCTTTAGTTTTCCGGCAACACTGCAATGCTTATTCTCTTTGTAAAGGTTCTGGAAGTAGTGTCAAACTCTCCCTCCACAATATCTCCGCGCCCTAACAGATCACCTTCAATCTGCATCTCCCCATCATTATCAGAGAAGGAAGAGATTGCAACAGACACTCCAATCTTTCTGGCATAGAATGTATTTTCCTTCCCAGTTACCGGCTTGTTGAAATGCACAGATACATGTTCCGTCTCACAATCTCCGCCCGTCTTCATGAGGCGCCCGATATCCGTCAGGTATGCAATGACCCCCTCATCCTCAATAAGATCCGCCACAATCGGTTTCGTCCACTCATAACTCTTCACGGAGCCGGTAGCCGATGCATCATTGATGTACTTCTTGGAGTCCGTCTGCGCATTTACCTCCTCATTTGCCTCGGTAAAGCCGGTTCCCATCACTCCCCATGTAGGGTTTTCCTCTTTCGGCGTCGTATTCAGATACTCACCTATCATATGCCTTCCTGTAATTCCACCCATTTTTATATTCCTCCTGTTCTTTTCTGGTAATAAATCAACTGGCACTGTATCTGGTACTGTGCCTTTGTTTCCGTCTGGTTATAGACATAACCGTTTGTCAGCGCCCGGATATGCCGTGCCTCTTTCCCTTCCGGCAATTGGGGAAGTTTCCCGTTCGCCTCACACTCCTCAAGCCATTCCGAGAAATGCTCGTAAAAGCCCGCCACATCCATATTCTCAACATTGTCTGCGCCGAAATATTCCCGGCTTGCGAACACAAAGTTGGACCGCTTGACCTTATCGCCGTTCATATAGCTTTTTACCACCGGCTTATCGGTGATGGATGCCCCGATGATATAGGACTTCTCGTCCTCCGGGAGATATTCCACCCCTACAGCCGCATCAAACTCATCTAAATACGGGCATCCGTTAATGAATGCCCGTATGCTTTCTATCACGCTCACCTTGCTCTTCCTCCTACATAATCCGCTACGGATTCCACTACTGCATCCCCATTGTCCGCCCATGCCCTCTGCGCCCATTGTGAGCCTGCCCTGCCGCCGTTGTTCATGCCCTCGATCCCGTTTCCCTGGTTCTCGTAGAACTGTCGGCGGGCATAGGGGGTATTGTACTCAATGCATGTTCCCTTAATAACAGATGAATCCCTCAACTTACTTTCCAGAACCGGCACATACGGGTGCATCACTCTTTGCATTTCGCTGGTAAAGAACCTCTGGGCGCCCCCGCTCTCATTCAGCGACCGTTTCAGCAGTATCTTCTGTGTTGGGTCCATCTTAATCCTTACCTTTCCCATGCTATACGCCCCCAATCCTGAAGTGGGGCAGGCCGCCCCTCTGGTTGTCGGAAAAGGAAACCACCTTCCCGGTATACTGGCGTCTTAAAAAATCCGCCTCCTTCTCAAACTCCGGGAGCAGCCCTTTCCCGAACAGGTCGTCATTGTCAATCGTCCAGCATCCTGCTGCCTCCTCATCCGTCATAGACTTGTATTTCTCAGCGTCAACATACGGTTTTCCCTCTGTATCCGCATCTTCCGGAATCCGGACCTTATATATGTCCTTGGATATAACCCCCGCATCTTCCGTCACCCTTACTTTCTGATCCGTATAAAAACTCACACCCTTAATCCAGGTACGGAAGTAGACCGGGCGGCCTGTGGCCTTTTCTATGCGACGCTTATTGAAAATGGTGAGGTCTGCATTAGTAATCATCCCGTCATCCCTCCGCAATACATGAGCCCCGTGTCTATCAGATATGGCCGGACTGCCTGGAGAGCCTTTTGCTCCCCTAAAGACGTTCCCGGTTCCGCAGCATCCGCATAGGTCACGGAATACCCGTCATTATTCTCAGACTGGACTTCCCGGCCGCCGTGTTCCCGCAAACGTTTCTCCGCCGCATAAAACACCTCTGCCGCCGCGCATGCTGCCAGCCTGACCTCATCTGTATACTGCGGATAATCCGCCTCGAATGAATCCGATACTCGGCCATGGGTGATACACTTAATGAAGATGCTCGCCTTCAGAGCTGCTTTCGGGAACTCCTCCTCCGGAATGTCTTTTCCGTGAGCCCTCTCCTTGTAGTATGCGTAATCTACATATTCCATCATCAGTTATCACCGCCTATTTTGCTGCTTCCTGTTTTTTTACAACAGCATAATTAGCATCGCCAAGGCGGTAACCCGTACAGATTTCCACCTGTGCCAACGTTCCGTTGAAGTTCTCGGAATCCTTGAGCCTCGCCATGTCAAGAAGGTCTACGATATGCAGCCCCCGCCAGTCGTACATGATGTACTCTACCTTGGATAAATCTTCTGTCTGGAGTGTTCCCGTATAATCGTAATACTTTGCCGCCGTGGAGAGGTCAAGCATGTTGCATTCCACCCAGAGCATCCCCAGGTAATAACCCATCTGCCCGGTGCGGATAATCTCGTCATTCTTCACCGGAATGAACTTATCCCCGGCAACCTCCAGCATGGTGCTGTATGTCTCCACGGATGCCATGACCACATTTGCAGACGCTTTCTGCTTGCGGATAGCTTTCCTCCCGGCAATGATCTTATTGATGATGTTTGTTTTCGTAATCGCCGCCGTATCCTCCATCGCAGTGCCTTCATGGACAAGGCATGCAAGACCTGACAGCTGCCAGCCTTCCCGGCACACCAGCGTAGACTGCGACAGATGGGCATCCGCCGCATCGTAGGGAACTGCCTCCGCCTGCACGTTGTAAATCTTTGTGGATTCCTGCTGCAGGTTATTGAGCTGAATCGGAATCAGCTCATTATTCGCCTTGCTGTGGTCGAAATCAGATGCGGGCGGTTTCGGGTCTTTTGCCGACTTCGCCGCCAAGCGGAACACCTTTACCGAGCCGGCTCCCGTTGCGTCCCCCTGAAACTGGTCGCTGTAAGTAAGCCCCGGCTGGAAAACCGCGTCAAAATAAAAATTTGGCGCAATAATCGGGCTGTATTTTTCATTTACGTTGTATCCACCATATTCCATAGTTTTTACTCTCCTTTACTGTTTTGAATATTTGTTGTTTCCGTACTTTTTCTTAAGATAAGCCTCTTCCTCTGACTTCGTGGCCGGCTTATACGTGTTGCTTGTTCCCCGCACGAAGATTTTCTTTTCGGGTTTCGCGCCTTCGTCTGCCTGGAACTCATCCGGGTACTGCTCACGAACACCCTTCATATACTCGTCCGCGCCGATGAACTTCCCATCCTTGAATTCCATGTTCTGAGCCATGAAATCATTCAGGATCGTCTTCCTTGACAGAGGCGACTTGATCTTCTGGCCGTCCAGGTATCTTTCTGCGGCAAAAGTCCTTTCCTGAACCGTAAGTTTCTCCTGGAGGGCCTTCGTCTCCTCGGCGTACTTCGTCTCCCAGTCTTTTGCAGACTGCTTGAGCCCCTCGATATCCTTATCCTTAGTATCCTTATAAGACTTGATAAGCTCATTCGCATCCTCCAGCTGCTTTTTGTACCCTTCCGATTCTGTCTGCATGCGGCTGTACTTTTCCTTTCCCACATAACTGCCTTCTGACAGATCCACATACCGGACGGGATTTTCTCTCCTGTCGTCCGCCCCGTTAATCTCCGTCAGCCTTGCCTCCACCTTAGAAAACAGCTCTTCTCCTAAAGCCTCTCTTAATTCCATATGTCTTCTCCTTTCCGCCTGCGTTTTTATAGCCGGTGTCTCCCGGGGGCTGTACAGTTTAAATGCCATGCCGGGCATAATTTAGGAATAGTTTAAGCGCCATAACCATTTTGGGCGAAAAAATAGCACTGCGTAACCGCAATGCCTTTCATGCTGCCTGACAGACAGCTCCGGAACATGTTCACCTCCTTAAAAATAGGTATAAAAATACCACTCCCATAAATGGAAAGTGGTTTAAAACGCAACACCCTACGGAATCAAATCCGTAAATCCCTTTGCCGCCTTATACATACGCTGCATAATCGAATTTTCACTGAGATATTCCAGTCCTTTCAAAGTAATCCTTATTTCATCAATATTTATCACAATATCTCCCGTCACATATTTCTTTATAGAAACACCCTTGATATAACCGGCATCTGTAAGCATTTCCATGTACCTGTTCCAACGTTCCTGAGAAACTTTCAACTGTTCTGCACTGATGCAATTTACATCAATCCCTCCCATATCCATAGATTTTTCCAAAGCTGAGAGAATTTTATAGATAATTTTAAAATTGTCCATGTTACGCCTCCTTTTTGCGTAATATATATAAATACCACTCACTTTGAAGAATGGGTGGTATCTAATCAATCTGTAATTGACTGCAAATATCTTTCAGGGATTTTCCATGATAAAACTTATCACTCATAACCTCATCAATGTCACTGTATGTCTTGACTTTCTCTTCATAGCCAACCTCTATTTTCCTTGAATTATAAGGATTAATACAGGCGTATCCTCCCTCAAACTCAAAGGTGACATCCTGTGTCAATGACAATATCAGTTGTCTTAAATCATCAGGTTTCATATAATATCATTATTCTCCCTTCTCTCTCCCTCATCTAGTTCTCTAGTTGTTCTGTTTACAATTTTATCATCTTTCCACTCATAATCATGCGCATGTTCACCATTTATGCCATATGGATGTTGTTTTGGGTTCTTATGATTCCCTGAATGAATCTGTTTGCGCATCTGCCCCTTTTCATCATAAAATGTTCTGTTAATCTGAACGCTATTTCCTTTTTTCTCACGGGTCTCAATAACCGCATTCTTAAAATAGTTCTTTGGAATCCGTGCATGGGTTTTGTCTTTCCAATCATCAGTTATCTTTGTTGTACTATTTTGATTATACCGTATTTTGCTTTTCCGTGCAACATTTGAAGGCGCTACTCTTCCCCTCATATCGTAATAAATACGCTGCCTCTGCTCCGGCAGATTCATCTTCTTACAGTACCGGGAATACTCATTCAACTGCGCCTGATACTTGCACCTTGCAAGCATGACTTCATCTTCACCCGCCCCGGAATCCTTTAAAAGCTGAACCTTTTCACGCTGCGCCCGCATGGCGGTTTCCATCTGCCTTTGTTTCTGGGTGCGCCCGTAAGCATCATACTCCTTCCCCTGCCAGGTCTTTGTCTCTGCCTCTTTGCGGTTCTGCTCCTCCAGCCATTCATCCGGATACATCCGCTTTGATGCTCCCGGCACAAACGCATAGTAGGTGTGCCGGCAGTTCGCACCGCACAGGCCTGTGACAGTATGCAATCCGCAGACAGTCTCCAACTCTTCTTTGCTGTATACCTTCCCCTGCCATTCCCGGTGTGACGGACGCGCATTGGCATGCCAATCCACCTCAAAGTAACCTGTTCCCAGTTCCTTTGCCGTCCGCTCGTTAATTTTCCCCATAATCTGGGAAACTCCCGTCATGACCGCCCGCCTTACTGCCACATCCACCCGATTGCTCCTCCCAGTAGCGTAATCTACCGTCCTGAGCCCGCTGTCCGTCATCTGCCTGACCACCCGCCGTATGACCGTATTATAATCAAAAGAACCGCTGATGATATCCATAATAGCCGCGTCAACATACTGATGGTAATACATGGAAAAGGGCGTAAATGCCCTCCGGTTCCCTATCATGACGGAGAATCCATAGGACTGTGCCAGGTTCACAAGCTCGTCCTTTGTCTGACGTTTCACCGCCTCTGACATCTTTTGCAGCCATTCGTTTTCCTCTGGAGGGATGAAGTTGCCGTTTATCTGCTCATATACATCTCTGTTGCGTACATACTGCCAGTTGGCCACTTCATCATACAGCTCGAACATCTCCGGGTAAGTTGCATTGAGCGCATCTTTCAGGATTCGTTCCACTTCTTCCGTTGACTTCCCTAGCTCCAGCAGGCGGTTTATTTGGTAATCTGCCGTGGAAGTAATCCTGCCTTCCTTCTTAATCCGGCGCACAATATCCTGCATTGTCCGAAGTCCTGCAGCGCGCCAGATGTTCTCCATCCGCAGAGAGATGCCTTCAATATCCGGTCTACCCATGCCATCACTCCATTACCGTATTCTGCTTCGGGAGATTGCGCCTCGCCTGTTCGATTGTCTCCCCGTACCATTTCGCCCGATACTCGTCTACCCCCATGGCGCCTATGGCTACATCCTGCCTGTCCTGCTGCCGCTCGGTCTCCTTGTCAGTGACAAGGGAATCATCCCAGGAAACCGATACGTCCACCACCCCGGGAGGCGCAAGCCCCTCTATTGTCATCCATGCGTCAATAGCTCCTACAAGGTCATGAATGGCATTTTCCAGACTGTTCTGTATGGATTTGACGGTAGCATAGGAACGCTGCTTGCTGACCTTAATCTCCTCCGCTGTCTTTTCCACCGTCTGCGGGTCAGAAAGAGTTCCATAAGCAAGACCGCTGTTAAACTCCACCTTCTGAATAATCCGGTTATACCCGTTGAAAAAGCTTACATCCCGGATTTCCGGCGAATATACATTAAAAAAAGGCTTGCCCGTGATATCGGAGATATTTGCACCCATATCATGATAAAGCCTTTCTTTCCCTTTCGGGAGAACTGCATTGCCCTGCCTGTCCTTCTTAAAAAACTCCCTTGCCGCCTGAACCGCCGTCTCTTTGGAGCGGAACTCCCAAATCGTTGCCCCATATTGCTCATCTGCGTCCTTAATCTGCTCCTCCGCCCTTGCATACACCGACACACCAAGAGGCGATTCCGGATCCGTATTATTCGCTATCGGGATGCTGAAATAAGAAAACAGCGTCCTGTCCGCATTGCCAAATTCTACATATGGCTCGATGTCTGCCCATTCCGGCACTTCCTCCAGCCGGATTTCCTGGCCGATGTTGATGATATCGTCATTCCTCACCTGCGCCTTCCGGCTCATAAACGCTTTATTGACAACAACATACCTGCTGCCTGAAAGATGCTGGTATTCAAGCCTGGTGTACAGTTTCTTCCCCTTCCGCTTAAACTCCGGGGAAATGGCACCGGTTATCGCACCGGAGCTGTCAAATTCAACCGGATAGAAATACCCTGTCTTGGCCACATCTATGAACACCCGCCCGCCTGACACATAAGGTTTGAACAGAATTCCTCCCGTACTGCATGCATACTCTACGTACACCGAAAGTTTTTCCAGGAAGGGTATCAGGCATCTGGCTATCATATCTGCCCTCTGGCTCCCTGTAACGCTGACCTCTGATTCCATCGTCACAAGCCGGGCCATCTCCGTACATATCGCAGCAGGAAGGTTTAAGCTCTTCACCCCGTCCTTCAGCCACGGGGCGCGGTTCGTGTACATATTGCTCCATCGGTGGATAGCGTTCGACATGCTGCCCGAAACCGCAATGTCCACGCCCATCGCCTTCTGAATATTTTCATATTGTATCAATCCTCATCACCCCTTTCTGATACCGGCAGCATATAGACAATCTGACGCCACATCCCAACTAGGACATAGCGGCAGGCATCCATGCAGTGATCTGAAACTTTCACTGGCTCCTCCTTGCCCTTTTCAATGCTCTTAGGATCGTACTGGTACAGCCCCATCTCCCGGATCAGCCATTTCTGCGACGTGCTGACTGCCATCCTGTTGAAAGACAGGAATTTCTGCACCCTGCTGATTCCGAGCTTGACATCATTCCTCGCAGGAATAATATCTATATGGGGGAGCTGCCTCCTGACTTCTTCAATCAGTCCTGCTGCCGACGGGTCTATATAGATACCGCTGACCACCCGCTTATATTCCTTTTCAATCGCATCGCAAAACTGTTTCAGATCCTTAGCGTATTCTGAAGGAGACTTCTGTTTCCCGGTCTCGCGCCCAGAATGATAATATTCCTTTAAACCCCGGAATAATTGTTTCTCATAATCAATGCCGAATGCCTCGAACACTGTCGGGTTCTGCTGCCCGTAATCCACTCCAATCCCAATCTCTCCTATCGCCTCTTTGGATTCCCCTGTAAATATTTCCGAATCATAGATATGTGCTTTGGCATCGAACATATAGTAGATCAGATCATCCACCCCAATAGATTCCCCTAGCCAGATCCAGCGGTATAATTTCGGGTCAGATTTTTTCATCTCTTCCGCCGACTCTATGAGGTCACGCCCCAGCCAGCTTTCCGGAACATCCCTGTAATCCGTATGGATGTGCAGGCAATCCTCCCTCTCTTCCATCTTTTTGCACCACTGGTTTACCGGCGCATTAGGATTCTTTGGTGGGTTATACAGGTAAATCATCTGGAATCCGCTGCTGTTGCCGCGGACGAACGTAGCCTCAATGTTTGACAGCTCATCCTCTCCTTCCCCATCCTCAAAGAACTCCGTGAGCTCGTCAATGACAACCAGCTTGATCGGCTTGTCCTCGTCAATGATGCCCTTTGTATCATCAATTCCGTCTGACCCAGAGAAATAGATTGTAGAGCCGTTCTTCTTATAGGTAATCTCCATCGGTGACTTCATAATGCGAAACTTGCTCTTCGGTATCTTGAGCCGTCCAATGCCCCGGAGCATCTCTTTGTACACCGTCTTCCTCAGCTTATTATGATGCTTTCTCAGCACCACCACAGAACCATGTGCATCGGCAACTATCTGGTAGTTAGAACGGATAGCCGCATAGCTGGATTTGGTTCCCGCGCGTCCTGAAGTCAGAATGATATGCTTGATTTTTGTGTCATTGAATATCGGAAGATACTTCGGGATGATGATTTCCGATATCTTCACCTGGTTTTTGCGGCGCATCATTGTATATCTCAACTCCTTCGTCTTCATCAATGTTGGAATCCCTCTGGATTCGTTCTGTGTTCGCTTTCAGCTGCTCTATCCTGGCCTTCTGCTCCTCGGTGGCAAGATCCATATGAGACGCTAACCAATCAAGAGCTCTCATGCGGTCTGCCAACTTAATACTGGCTCCATCCTTCCCCTGCTTCACTTCACTAATCAAGGTTCCGTCTACTTCCAAAGATTCCCGGAACTTAACAACATTGACCTCTTTTGTGAGCATTTTCTTTTTCCCTGTCGCTTTATCCTTTACTTCTATCGGCCCGTATGGACCCATGACCGGGATGTTTTCCCGGCCGAATTGTACATAATCATTCATATCAGCGAAAGCAATGTCCATATACTTTTGGAAGATGTCTGATTCCTCTAGCATTTCGCGGTTTAATCTTGCTTGTTTTAGCTTCTGTATCTCCTTTTTTATTCTAGCATTCCCTAACATCCTTGGACCTGCTGCCATCGCTGTATTATAATTCACTCCATAAGCTTTCTGATATGCCTTTGTAGCGTTAAAACAACGAATGTAAATGCAGCAAAAAAGCTGTTGTTTATCAGTCAATTCACTGTTTTCAGTTACCTGTTCAACTTCCTCAGTAATTACCTTTTTGTTTTTGGGCAAAACGCCTCTTCTTTTTTTCGTAGTACTACAATCATTCTTTTGTAGTACTACATTCCATTTATCTCTACATTTCCAATTGCTGATCGTGTTCTCTTTCTCTCCGAGAAGCTCTGCAATCTTTCTGTTGGTAATCTCTCCATTGTGTTCTTTGTATATCTCAAAAGCTTTATCTCTATTTTTACTTCTGCATTTTGGCAATCCCACCACCTCTCTCCTGTGCAATGCCACACATTTTCTTGTATAAAAAGAGCACCCGGAATTATTTCGGATGCTCTTTTTATGTTGGAAAATCTTATACAAATCATTTAACTACAAAACTATATACTGAAACAGGTTTATGATTATCTTTTTCGTATCTTCTATATCTTTTACGCCAGTCTCCTTTTATTTCTTTTTCATCTTCAAACACTTCCAATTCATAAAATCCTTTTTGGGGAAACTTAATCTTTATCGCATCATATGACGTACTGAAAAATGCATTTTTATAGGCCGCTTTTAATTCCTGACTTCCTTTATTACCTAACTTTTGCATTTCATCTTTTTGTATAATTAATGAGAAAAGATGAGTAAATGGCCCCTTTTTATTATTCTGCTCAAAATCACATACATACCGAATGAAATAATCCAAATAAAATTTATCTCTCTCAACCTCAACTCCATTTATAATGGTAGCTATGAACAAAGAAAGCTTTTCCTCATCTACCTTTTCAATTTCATTCATTATATTTTTAATTGTTTGCTCTTGTTCATCTGCATTTTTACAAATAAACGCACAAATGTTAATATTACTCATTATTATCCTCCCACTGTGAACTTTCCGAATTGTAATTTCTAAAATTAGCAGTAGAATTATTGTAATTTCCTTTTATCTCCTGTCTCGTTTTTTCATAATTCTCATCTATCTTTCTTTCAATATCTCTTTGTAAATTAGTTATAATTTCAATTGTTTTTTCTTGAGTTTTGTTTGCCTGATCTACATTATAAAAACTCAAAAACAAGGAAATGATGCCAATTATTAAAGCAACAAGTCCAAGTACTATCCCTACCCACGTATTAATTACATCCAAGCCAATTACTTTTTTGAAATACACACTTCCCAAAAATAATCCTATAATACTTGTTGCCAACACATAAAAAAGAAATTTCCCCCATAAATTTCTAAAAAAATTTATTTTATCTCCAATCGTTCTCTCTTCATCATTCCATTTTACTACCCACAATATAAATATACTCTCTCCAAGAGCTATAATCCCCAAAATTATACAAATAAATATCATACAATTATCCTCGTTCTGCTTAAGTACGCATTTATATTAGCATATTAAGTATATGTTTTCAATAAAAAGACGCCCTGTTTTCTACAGAACGCCTTTTCCATATTGTGTGGGCGAGAAACTTAATTTCCTTGCGTTTCTCGATGATACCATAATATCATATGTCAATAGGACATTCTAGGACATCTTTCGGAATTTCAAGATGTGCTAAGGCCTTCCCATGTAACCTTGTCACATGCCTTTCAGAGAACGTCATCTTCTCCGCAATCTCCCACCAGGCAAGCCCCGACATATACCGATAGAACAGCACATCTTTCTCATTCTCGCTTTTTAACTTTTCAATCCTCTCTGCTATGTCCTCGTAGGTCTGCATCCTCTCACAACGTTCCCTTTCGAGATCCCGCTCCTTCCTGTCCAGTTCCGCCGCATATCCAGACAGATCCGACTGGCCGGAGCCATGCGGCATCCCATCATTGTTCATTGTCATTGACAGCCGCATTTCCCTTAGTTCTTCAAGCTCCGCCTTTATCCGGTTAATCCTCCGGACGTGGGTTCGGTAGCCTCTCAGGTACCGTTTTTTCTGTTCATTCTCCGTCTGCACTGTCTGCATATGTTATCAACCCCTTCTTATCTTTGCATATTCTAAAGCAACATACTGCCCGTAAGACATTCCCGCCTCCCTCGCCTTCCTGGCAAGCGCCTCTATCGGCCTTTCTTCCTTTGGCTTCCCATCTTCTTTTATCCGTTTATCTTTATGGTATTTTTCAATACTGTATTTTGCCTGCCTTCTCCGGTATCCTTCCTTTGAACACTTCGGGCTACAATATTTTCTATTTTTAGCAGTAACTTTCCCGCCGCAAACAGGGCATATCTTTGCTTCTTCCATATAATTCCTCCTTAGCCGCTGCCATCCGTTACTCCTTTACCTGTGCGATGTCGCACATTGGGCCGTCCTGCTGCCCCTTCGGGCTTTCTTTCTGTGCTTCATACAAGACCTTCAAGGCCGTTTCTATACTCTTCCTCTCCCTTTCTTGAAAAGAAACGATGCCGGAGAATACCTTTATCTGTGACAGCTCGTCTTCAAAATATTTGATTGCCTGCTCGATGTCTGCTGCCATCTTTGCATCCTGTGTGGCAACTTTTCTTTTTTCTGTCGGATGGCCCTGCCTAAGCTCTTTTCCCGCGTCTTCACTGTATGGTTCTGGCAATGGCATCCAACCATTGACTATAAGATCCTGGCTGATGCAGCTTTCTTCATCGTCGCCTATGTAAAATGCTCCACCCTCTTCATCCTCTTCGTATCTCCCTATCAATGGCATTGAAAAGTTGTCAAACGACAGCAATACATAGCATGGGGCTTCCGGAGGCCTTTCTTCCGATATCCACTTACAAGGAAGTTTCCCTCGCTCCTCTAAGTCCTCGTATTCTGCCAGACGTTCCATACATCTCTGATGCCCGTTATTCTTTAAGTCCATCCGTGGAATAGCCTGTCCTTCCCCGGTGCGTTCTGTTAATCTCTCCATATTTCTCTTTCCCTCCATATTTCCTTGAAATTCAATTACCGTTTCTATATGATGAATACTTTTCTGCAAATCCTTTTTCGAATTTTCTAATATGCCCTTTGAATAAAAGCTGCTTCCACGGTGGAAGCCCTACTGCTTCAGGTTCAGAAAAATCATAGCTTCCCTTTTCATCCTCCCACATGCAGTGAAACATCTGAAAATGCCCGTTTTCTGTTATCCTCGGCCTGCAGATGTAGATTTTAACTTGATTTTTTCTCAACTTTGCCCTTACAGCTTCTATCAAGCAATTTGATATATAATCTCTGCTTATTACCTCATATTGCATGGTTATTAACCTCCTAACAAAAACTTGTCTCCTTTTCCTTTCTCCATTCTTGTTTGTTCATAGTTCCCTTTCCCTCCACTTAGTGAAGCACAAAACTTTCCATATTCACAATTCTGAACCAGTTTGGTTTCATACCGACTCTTTCGTGAAATTCTTCCATTACTGAGGATAACTTTTGTTCAAGCCATTTCTTATCTTCATCTGAAACACCTTCATAGATATAGTAATCACATCCAGATTCGTCACAATACAGTTCAGCCAGATACTCAAGTTCCCGATCTGCATCCAAATCTGTCCGTAGTGGTATATATTCGCACTGACCAATGTAAATCATTGGATCCTCGTCATCACTATAAAATCCATCTCTCTTTATCATCTCTTTACACCCATAAGCATCTTCTATGGCTTCTTCTTTTGTATCGAATGTACCATGCGTCCAGCATTCACTATCTCTTTCATTCCATGACCATTTCATTTCCTTGAACCTCCTCTATACTTCCGTTATCTCCCATATCATCAGATTTGTGGCACCAGCTTCTATATACCGGGTATAAATAATACTCCTTCCCGTTTGCAAGATACCGCGGTATATAACCATCCCTGCCGAACCTTCCGTCAAAAATAACCTCTACCCCGTCCAAAGCATTCTCATGTCCCTTTAACTGCCGCCTTATTCCTATTGGCGCATTTTTCAGGAACTTCGCCTTGCTAAATTTCATCTTCCTGTTTTCTTTCACCTGTTTCTCCCACAATCTTCCTGCTCTTCCTTGCTCGGCTTCACGCAAACCTTAACTGCTCCCCACTGTCATCTATCCTCATGTTTGGCATCCGCTCCCCAACCTTTAGATAGCTGCAGTTCGCTTCTACCAACTTTCGCGCCATGATCGGAACCACACTATTGCCGATCCGCGCCACTTGCTTACTGACCGGGTATCTGTTTCCATTATAATCATGTTCAATGATGTAATCCTTCGGAAATCCCTGCCCTAATTTCAGCTCCTCCGGATTTAGCATACGCAGGAAGATATCCATTATTACATACTCATTTCCCAGAACTGTGATCAACGCGAACCTGTCTTTCGTCACCACGGTATGCATCGGTTTTGTTAACGCCTGCCCGGTACCACATCCGTAATATTCCATAATGAATTGTGATACCCATGTACATTTTTGTGCTGTCTCTTCATCAATCCCTGTTTCCCGCAGCTCTTTCCAGTCCACAGTCAGAACAGATACGGTACCGAAATGCCCGGGTGATGTGGTGATCGTATGTACCGGCTCAGACATCATTTGTCCGGTACCGCTTTTATAGAATTTTGTCAGATAGGATATTACGAGCCCATAGCGGTTGCTTGTATCTATCGTTTGAACCGGTTCTGTAACCAGCTGTCCCCGAACCCCGTTCTTCGTAGTTTCGGAATGGTACTGGATCAGAAGCGGACTAACCAGGCAGTGCTCATTTTTCGTGACAATAGTACTCAAAGCTTCATCTACCGCCCTATTACGGTCTTTTGTAAATCCGGTCTGCCCGATCTGCATGATATACGGTGTCACTAGTGCAGTGTCATTCTTTGACGTGATTGTCTGTAACGGCTCATGCATGGAATGCCCCCGGAACTGGTCATACTTGTGCGTAACCTTGATGATAAACGGCTCCGGATTTCCAAACACGAACTTCTCCAGCCCTCTTGCAATCCTCTTCATGGTATTTTCGGCCAGCGGCTTTTTCCTTCCAAAAATGGATTTCCCCATATCCCCTAAATCCAGATATTTACAGATTGGCTCCCATGCTTTCAAACCATTCACACCGCCTTTGCTGTGTGTCTGCTCCGGCCAAACTATCTCCTTATCATCTCTCCGGAATATTGCATACCAGCGCTTACGTGTCGTAGGCGCTCCGTAATCTGCTGCCACCAGTTCCCGGCTATCAAAAGTATATCCCAATGACTTCATAGCTGTGACAAATTTCTTATAATCTTCGCCTTTCCTCTCTGGTATCGGGTGACCGCCTGAGTCCAACGGCCCCCACTGCTGAATTTCCTCCACATTTTCCATGATGATCACGTACGGCAGAATCACTTTCGCATGCTTATATACTGCCCATGGCAATATTCGTAATCCCCGTTTTCTGGGCTGCCCGCCCTTTGCCTTACTGTGGCTTGTGCAGTCGGGACTCGCCCACATCAAGGACACATGCCGACCTCTTACGTATTTCTGCAAGTCAACCTTAAAGATATCCTCTGTCAGATGCAGTGTGTCCGGATGATTGGTCTTATGCATCCGGATGGCGTCCGGATCATGGTTGATGGCTATATCCACCTGCCTGCCTAATGCCATTTCTATCCCTACGCTTGCCCCGCCGCCACCGGCGAAGCAGTCTATGATTAATCCGTTTTTCAAAATACCACCCCGTTTTTCAGACCTTTTCTTTTACAATATTCTTCCCATGTCTCATTCCGGTAGCAGCCACCATATATGTACCTCTGTTGGAATTCCAGCTGCATTCTATCAGGAATAATCCCCAGCCTTTCATTACGTTCTGCCTGGGCGTACAGATTGATTGCTTTATATTTCTTCAATGCCTCTACCCTATCCGAAGCATCCTTGATATCTGCCGTTACTAACAGATAAATAAAAATTCTGTAAGGCTTTACGCCATACTTCCCCAACAGTTCAATCGTATTCCTGATTGGTTCTATCTGGGATTTCTGATCACATGAGAAGCGTATGAACCGGCTCCATTTCAGCCGGGATAATATATCCGCTATTTCATCATCAACCAGCCGGGCATCCATCCCCTGGTTGATGTCAATCCTGTATCCGCTCCCAATCATGCTGATCAACTGTATTATTCCGTGTTCACAGGCAAGAATATTATTATCCATCAAAACCAGTTTATCTGTATCCGCACGCACAAGCTCCCTCCATGTCCTGTAAGGCCTTATATTTCCTTCTTTTTCCGGGACCACACACCACCTGCAGTGGTTCGGACATCCCCTCTTCATCCATTTCTACGACGCCAAATCTTCTTTTACATGAATTACACGTCGCAGTCCCGCCCGCATGCATAATCACTATTTCCTCTCCGCAATACGGGCAAAAATTGATTTCATCCGTATCTGATACACCACCTATATATCCATACATCTCCAAACCTCCTTTTTAAACTCTCTGTATATTTCCCATTCATTCCGCACATCCTACCTTCGGGGTGATAGTGTGATAGATAATAAAGAACTTCCCATCGGCATCCTATATCTGAAAGGAGTGCATGCACATGAAAGAGAAATCATCATTTACAACAGAAAAACCCATTGATTATACTGAATCCAAGGACGCTTACGACGGCAACCGCGAGACAGCGAGCTACCAGGACGATACATCACTGCCGCCGGCAAAGCGCCCGGATCAGAGTAATAGCGATGGGAAATAGAGGGCTTAGGGCTCTCTATTTGTTTTAAACGCCTATTCTGTCTTAGCAAGCCTCCTCATGATATACTCCGCAATGCCCATCCTCTCTTCCACCTGTAGCTTAGGCGGAGCAGTTAACGGCAGATTCCAGAAACCCATATTCCTATCATCTATGTAGTAATCTGCGCACACCTTCCGGGAATTATGGTTAAAGTGTTCGATATTCTCCCGCAGATTATCATTGACGGCATCGAACTCCAAGCCATATCTTTTGCAAAACTTCACCGCCGAATTCAGCAAATCCCCTTCCCTGCATGTCCACAATATGATCTTATCCCCTGCCTGCTGCCGCGCACTCAGGTAACCGATCAGCCTCATGTTTGGCTCCCCTAGCTGCGGATACTTTTCCGCCAAGTTCAGCGTCTTATCAAAATCTACTGCATATGTTTTGCTGCATTCCATTCTTTTCTCCTTCCAACAATCCTAAAAATATATTTGTTTGTTTTGAACCCCTGTTTCTATGTATCTCATGAAATCATTCCCCCCCTGATTGCTTTTATCCTAGCCTTCAGGCTTTTCATCACCCATTCTTGCATATTGTCTTTCCTATCCAGCGCTTTCATGACATCCTCGTCCCGTGTCCCATTGCAAACCAGATGATGGATGATCACGCGTTCGTTCTGCCCCTGCCGATGAAGTCTCTTATTGGCCTGGGTGTAAAGCTCATAATTCCATGTAAGGCCGAACCAGACTACGTGGTTTCCTCCTTGCTGCAAATTCAGCCCATAAGCACTGCTTGCCGGATGCGTCAACAGGATATCAATCTCCCTTCGGTTCCAGGAATCCTCGTCTTGGGACGTCTTTAACTCCCGGATTCGGAGCCCTGATTTCTCCAATGCTTTCAATATCCTCTCACGGTCGTGCTGAAAATTATAAAAAACCAATACTGGTTTCCCCCGCAATGATTCCACAAGTTCCAAAAAGGCTTCGACCTTGCATCCGTGTACTTCATGCACACTGTGATCATCGTCATAAATGGCACCGTTTGCAAGCTGTAGAAGCTTGTTGCTCAATGCAGCAGCACTAGTCACGCTGATGTTATCTTCATCTCCCGGAAGTTCCAGCACCATTTTGCGTTCCAATTCATGGTATGCCTTTCCCGCTTTCACATCCAAAACAACGGGAACCTGATGGTAGATAACTTCTGGAAGCTGAAGATAATCCTCCGCCTTCATGGAAATACAGATGTCTGAAATCTTCCCCAGAATACTTCCTTCACTCCCTGGCTTGGCCCTGTAGTTATATACCACATTCTGCCCGCGGTCTCCCGGATCAAAATACCGTTCCCTGAACTGTGTATATCTCTTCCCCAAGCGTTCACCGCCATCCAACAGGTATACCTGACTCCAAAGGTCATCCAAGCCATTTGGTGAAGGCGTGCCCGTCAGCTCAACCATACGCTCAATATGGGGTCTCATGCTGGCCAACGCCTTAAACCGTTTCGCCTTATGGCTTTTGAAACTGCTAGACTCATCCACGATTACCATATCGAACGGCCAAGAATTCCGGTAGTAATCTACCAGCCACACCACATTTTCCCGGTTGACGATATAAATATCTGCTGGTGTATTCAGTGCCCGAATCCGTTTCGACCGACTGCCAAGTACAGCCGACACTCTTAACATCCTCGTGTGATCCCATTTATCCTTCTCCCTAGTCCAAGTACCTTCCGCAACCTTTTTGGGTGCAATCACAAGCACCTTCCGTACCAGGAATCGATTGTACTTAAGATCCTTGACCGCTGTTAACGTTGTCACTGTCTTTCCAAGTCCCATATCCAGAAACAACCCTATCTTCTTGAGCTCAATAATCTTGTCAATACAGTGCTGCTGATACGCATGCGGCTGGAATACCATCAGCCGTCACCTCCTCATGTTTTCTCCAACTCCTTACAACCTGTATTTACAGTCCAACGCTTTGCTAGTTTCCTCATATCCCTGATCCTGAAAAAACTGGCTCAGACCGTCAATCCCGTAAACGACCGCCACCTCCTGTCCCAATTTCTCAAGTTTCTCAATCTGCGCCTCCTGCAGAACCGTCATCCTTCCCTTACAGGTCTTCAATTCCACAAATACTGGCCGCCTGCCGGGAAAGATTACGATTCTGTCAGGTACTCCGTTATTACCGGGGCTCACCCACTTATATGCAGCCCCACCAATTCTCTTCACTTCCCTCACCAATACCTTCTCTATCTCCGATTCTTTCATTCCACATCCACTCCAATCTCCGTTACTGTCACCGTACCCAAAGTGCCGTTTCCCCTTACGCGTATATGCGTGTATTTCTATTAGGCGATTTAGGTAATTTAGGCGGTATTATATATTCCCCTATTTTATTTATTTTTTCTTTCTATTAGATAGTTTGGTAACATTGGTAACATATAATATATTTTATTGTGTTTTCGGGTTTTTTGCCGTTGCTGTACACGTAGACATTTATAAATTTTTATTGCAACACGGCAACGTTACCAAAAATATGTAGATTCTACTTTGTTCCTCTAATCCCAAATAGGGTTACGTAGTTTGTCCACGCTCAAAACCTCTCTGAATACCGTGTGGGCCATACCTTCTTTTGGATTTGTTTCGTTTCCATCCTGGAATAGAAGCTAAAATAGAATTAATCTCCATGCTATCTTTCTTGCTCATATACTTTGCCTCGCTGTTCAGGCATTCTACCCATACCTCCATTGCACATACCTTATCCCGTTTCATCAGTGTTTCACCCTCTGGCAGCTTCATATTCCCGCTAAAGAACTGCCTTCTGGCCATCAGGCCCATGGAATCCCAATTAAATGGAATCTCTCTTTCAATAAATTCATGTATGAGCCCTTCTTTCCCTGACAATTCCCTGTGGCTTTCCTGCATCTCTTCTGCAGCCTGTTCCAACTTCTTTGGCAGATATAACGTCTCGCCCAGCATCCAGTACAGATATGCTTCTGCCCAGATCTGATCCACCTCATGTGGCAAATCCCCCCACACGGATTTGCGCGCCTTGCATACACCGACATCCACCGGCCAAAATCTCCGGTTTCCGGTTACATCTTTTAGAAATTCCGCTTCATTGCTAGTGCCGAAAAAAACACACCTCCGCGGATATTTATCCGTCCTCTTGCCATATGCCGCACGGTAGATATCGTGAGTCTTGCTTAAGAATTGCTTCACAGCATTAGTCTCTTGCTTTGACATAGCCGTAAGCTCCCCGACTTCATTAATCCAGGTTCCTTGTATCAGCTCTGCGGCTTCCTTCCCTTCAAACGTTGTCAGGGAATCTGAAAACCAGTCTCTCCCCAGAATGGAAAGAAATGTGCTCTTGCCGAGCCCCTGAGGCCCGGCAAAGATTGGCATATAGTCATACTTCACAGCACCCGTAACGGCCCTTGCCACAGCCGCGCACAATGACTTCCGCGTGACCGCACGCACATATGCACTGTCTTCTGCTCCGAGATAGTCTATAAGCAATGTATCCAGCCTTTTAGTGCCGTCCCACTTTAATCTCTTGAGATACTCTTTCACGTCATTGATCCGGTTCTGGCTACCGACAAGCAACAGCGCGTTATCCAGCTTTTCCTTTCCCGTGATTCCGTAAAACAGCTCCATATAATTATAATATCCCGCATCGTCAGAATCTCTCCACCTACGCCGTCCTGTCTCCGCGCTCCACGGTACCTTTCCGATAATGAGCCCACAGTTTGCAAATTCATCTGTTACAATTTTCCCCTTCAATAAGGGATCATTTTCAAGAATCAAGACCGCATTATTGATAGTCTTGGCAATATTTCCATTCCCATCATGTTTCATGCATTTAATCCAATCCAGATCCCGGTCATTTTCAGGGCCATCCATATTCCCTTGTAAGTTAAATGCTCTCTGCGCCTCTTCAAATTTTTCCCTTGTAATCAGATCTGCAACTGCGGGGTCCGCAGCAGCCATCTGGCTCATAAGCACGAACGAAGGCAGTTTATTGTTTGGTGTCCCTTCCTTCGCTCCTTGATCCTTATCCCCGTACATATGATGCCGCACCAAGTCAAACGCATTCACCAGAAGGCCAGAACATGGATCGGTAGCGTGATGGGAATACAGGAACATATCCCCGTCATATACCACAGCACCGCCCACAGTAGAGCCTCCTGTATAAGTATATCTGCCGGATACGGCAGTCTCTTCATACATACCCGGAATAAATTTCTCCATTGCCTGCACAATATTATAAGTACGGCAGAATGCCCCTATGATACCTCTTTTCGCAGTCGGGTCCTCCTGCTTTGCCAGCCTCCGCCTTTCTATTGCATCTGTCCCCGGCACCTGCGGCCACTGCTGTACGTCCTTCCAGTCCCCGTACATGCCCAGAACCCCGTCCACGCTGCAGAAGCCGCCATCTGATACATCATGTATGTAATCACTGTCCCTGCAACAGCTCGGCCAGTACATCAGCCGTGACACATCAAACGTAGTCGGATCACAAAATTCAATTCCAATCAAGGACGCAATCTTCCTTGCTGCCGGTTCATATTCATCTGCTGTAGCTGTCCGGTCAAAAGGAATCACGATACGAAGCCTCGGCGCATACCCAGTATGTTTCCGGGTACTATAGACAACGGCAGCACAGCCTAACGCACGGACTCTTTTTAAGATTTCTTCCGTCTGCCCCGGCTTAAGCTGATCCATATCCAATGTAACTAGATCCCGCCCTTCAGCATAGGCGGACTTTCGGATATCATGCACAAACGTACCGCCGACAAACCCGCCGACATCTTTTAATTCATCCTGCTTTGCTTTCGGCATCGCTAGATATTCTTCCATTGTCTCCGTACTCCTGGCCGGAGTCTTTAGCCTGTCAACAAATTCAGACCAGAAAATCTCCGACCTCGGCCAGTGTCTGGTCTTTCTAGTACCAGCCATGCTGACCAAAACCTTCCTGTTATTTTGCATATTTCTGGTCCTCCTAATCCTTCATGTAATATCTGGTCTCAAAGCCGGCACCTTTCAGTGTTAACCCCGGAGCCCATGCGATTGGCTCCGCCATCAGCATGCATATCCGGTCAGATGTCACATCTGGCGGCGCATCTATGATCACTTCATCATGTACGTGGAACACTACTCGGAGGCCTTTTGCCTCAATCCGCCTCAAGGTTTCTGCCAGACAGTCCCTCGCAATTGCCTGGACAATGTTCTCAGTCATTTTTCCGCCATAAGTGGATAATATCCCCCACTTTTTATTATTTCCAACGCCGTAATAATGTACGGCCGGGCGCCCAAACTGATTCTCACTGATAAAAGGCTTCGGGTAGAACAGCTTCCGCCCACTTGGGAGTTGTACCGTAAGGAATGACTGGCCATAAACCAAATCCCCTTCCAGTGCAAAAATAAGGTGTGGAATTGCCTGGGAACGTGCTGTCTGCACACAGTTCACTGAAGCTTGCTGCACTTTCCACCACAGATCTCTAATCCGCGGATTCGCATCTCTCCATCGCTGTACGATATCCGGCAATTCATCTTCCGATAATCCCATATCCAACGCACCCATCTGGATCAGGGCTGCCGTACTGCCCTGGTACCCCAACGCAAGCGTTGCCACTTTCCCCTTCTGCCGCAAGCTGTATTCCGGGTTCCCTTTCACAATCTTTTCAATCGGAACATGAAACATCTGCGAAGCTGTCGCCTCATAAATCTTTCCGTGAGTTGCAAATACTTCATTAACCCACTGTTCTCCTGCTAGCCAGGCAATCACTCTTGCTTCAATAGCTGAGAAATCTGCAACCACGAACCGGTTTCCTTCTGACGGGATGAACGCTGTCCGGAGCAGTTGTGAAAGCGTGTCTTTCACATTTCCATATAAAAGTTGCAGCCCATTGTAATTCTTTTTCTTCACAATCTCCCTGGCGTAGTCCAAGGTCTTGATATAATTCCGCGGCAGGTTCTGCATCTGTACCATACGCCCTGCCCACCTTCCAGTACGGCCGGCGCCGTAAAACTGCGTCACGCCACGAATCCGATCATCTTCACATTTTGAAATCTTCATTGTGACATATTTTTCAACCGATGTTTTTTTCAATTGCTGGCGAATCTCCAGCATCCGGCGTACGTTTTCAGGGTAATCCCTTTTAAGCATTTCGGATATGGTCGCCTTCTGCATGTCCGGCACTTTGTCACCTGTCTGTCCATATATCCAGGCTGACAACTGTTTTTCACTGTTTGGATTCACAAGACCGGTCAATCCGACCGCTTCGTCCATCAGCTTTTGCTCACTAATTGCATTAATAAAGAGAGCCCCCTCCATCAACTCCATATCCACCCTGACGCCAAATGCATTCATAAGGACATCCATCTGCCAGAGACGCTCTTCCTCTTCTGGCATAGGGAACAAGTGCAGCCTTCTTAATATCTCACTCTCAGCCACAACATCCTGCTTACAATACTCCTTAAATAGCCCCCACTTTTCAGGAGCATGCCCCGGGAGATTCCAAAGTCTGCCTCCGTTGGCCTTCGTTGGTTTACACGGCACACAGAAATATCTGATCAAAGCCTTTCCTATAGACATTTTTCTTTTGTCCTGCGGCAATCCAACTGCTTCGCTTATCTTTCCCAAGCCCGCCGGATATCCGCAGTATAGCCCATGTACCATCGTACACTGCCATTGGTCAATCGGAGTAGAATATCCTGCTTGGTTCAAGCAGTACCATTCAAAAGCTGCATTATAAGCATGTTTCACAACATCTGGAGACTGCAAGGCCTTCAAAATATACGGGGGCAGCTTTTCTCCCTGTGCCAGATCAACAATTTCAACTTTTTCTTCATCTACTTTATATGCAAACAGGAGAACAACAAAATCCGGGGACTGTGCATATTTGTACAATCCCGCTTTTCCAATATCTACACTGCTTTTTGTTTCTATATCTATGCTCAAATGACGCATAATACCAACCTCTTTCTACAGAAAGGACTATAAAGCCCTTTCCCTACATCAGCGCACCTGTAACAGGATGGCGCCGTGTCTCTGTTGGTACTGGTGCTGGTGATGCCTGATATGCATTAAACACTGTTTGTTGCTGCGTAAAACCAAAGGCCTGCGCCGCTGTCGGCGAACTCCCGCTGAGGGCCTCGCCATCCCGTGTTTTCATAACCGGGCCTAATCCGCAGCCTATCCCCTTTTTACCCCCAAAGGAATACGGAAAGAAATTAACATTTACTCTTCCGTACACGCCGCTGTATACTTCTGATTGGTTAATAATCGGATTTCCTTGGGAATCTACAACCTCCGGCGGATAATCCACCCTTGCACTTGCGGTAAACACCCAATGCCCTTTGCACTCTGCACCAAATTCCATTCCGTCTGACGGGCGGACACCGTCTCCGTCATGTACTGGGGTCGGCACAATCGGCGGGCATTGCCCATTCCATTTTTCAGAGATTCCCCTTTGTTTAGCCGCTTCAATCGCGGCATTGATACGATTCATAGTATCCACATCCGTCTTTGGAACCAATACCGTAACACTATATTTTTCCTCCTGCCCCACCATCGCAGCATAAGGCTTAAATAAATGGGCATATGATAACCTCACTTCTCCCGTTGTTACATTTGTCAAATCATTCATATCGATTATCCATCCTTCCTATTTATTCCTCTGTTCGGAATGCATCTGCAGCAGTTACCTTGTTTGTAATTGCAGATCTCTTATCAGATTCTTTTGCCAGCGTTGGTTTCCCTGGCTTTTTGATAACGTATTCACCAACTGCCTTCTGGAAATCCGTTTTCCCTACCAGCTTTTCAACCTGTGCAAGCGTTAACGGTTTCCTCTCCCACAGCATCTCTTTTGGAGCAATCCCGCCTTTCATCAGTACATCAAAGGCTCTGTCCATATCTGTCCATTCACGTGATCCACGGCCTTCAACGGCCTTCCAGCCCGGCACTTCTTTTCCGGCCAGGCACTCATTCAGCGCATACGCCCTCAAATCTTCCAGCCATTTCGCTACATCTTCTCCCTTCTTCAGGTACTCTCCTACTTCTTCATTGCTAAGCAACGGAGGGTGTTTATCAGTAAAGAATGCAAGACGGACATTTTCCTTTGCCCTGGCCGCACATTGCGCTTTCGCCCTGCAGAAGCGACAAGTGTCCAACCCAGGGGCAAAGTCTCCTCCTCCTTTGACCGCAAGCGCTGCACGCTCCTTTACATATTCCCCGAACTTAAGTATGTCTTCGGATGCGCACTCCCATTCAGAAATGGAATCAAGCCTTGGCTGCACTATCGTCAGCTTCACCTTACTGATCGGGTACAACATCCGATATGTCTGATACGCCCCCAACGCATATAGCATCAGCTGTGGATTGTTTTCCGCGCTGACCGGAACACCTTTACCGTATTTAAAATCAATTACGTGGACAGTATCTTCATACAACAGGATACAGTCTGCAATCCCGCTGCCTTCAACCGCATCGTCTGGATCAGCAAAGGTATATTCCTTAAAGTATACCCTCTGCTCAATCCGGACACTCGGGGCAGACTTTAATGAAAGTGCCGTATTCTTTATATAGTCCAGATATTCATCCGTATATCCCTGCATCTCATCCTGCCAAAGCTTACCCTCCTGAAGTTTCTTGACTGCATTGTTCAGTTTCCGTTTCCCGAATTCCTTCGTAAAAAAGTAATTCCGAACCTTCATCTCTGCCAGTTCATGCGCCAGAGTTCCTTCCGCAGCCGCTTCCGACTCTGTATCCGGAAACTGCTCTTCCAGCTTTGCGCTGGGCGGACACGCCAGCCATCGCCCAGCACCGGATGCACTTAACAGTGCATGTTGTCTTTCAACATGTCCCATTAGATCTGCGCCCCCATTCCCCGAAGTGACGTTGCAAAGTTTCCGTACTGCTCTTGCGGAAGCATCGGCAAAGCCTCCACACCATAACCTGCTAAGAGCTCCTGCAGTTGCGCCTGCATCCCACGATCCATTAGAACCATCGCTGCACTTGCGAGCTCGTCCAATGTGTATGTACGGGATGCAGTTGGAACGGTTGGCGGTATCGCTGTAACAGGCGGCTGTTGTGCTTCCGCTTGTACTGGTACAGGCTGCTGTGTTGGTACAGGCTGCTGTGTCGCCTGCGCAATCTGTGCACTGTAGGGAGTTGTTGTTGGTGCTGTAGGAACTGGTACGCTTGACGGCTCCAATACCGGCTGTGCCGTAACGGACGGCTGTTGCCCCTCTCCTGCTTGTTGAATTTCTGTTACCTTTTTTACTGTTTCGGTAATAATCTTTGCAATCTTGTTTACTGCATCATCATCAATCTTAATACATACGTGTAAATCCATTTATCTCTTACCTCCTTTGATTTTTACCGCTATATTGCAGACTCAACCTTGTAAACCCCAAAACCTTAAATTCTATTTCTTTCATCTTGACTAATTCCCCTTCTTTTCATAAAATGTAATTGAATGTTTATGCGTGAGCGCCTACCGCCTTTCCGGGCTTTGGTAAGCGCTCTTTTTCTTACCACCATACCAGGCTTTCTTCTGTTTCCCGGTAATGCCACCAACACCCATCCTCATACTGAACGCAAATGTTGCCATCATCATCAAGCCACGCTTTCTCCACCTCTCCATGCGTCCATCCTTCACAGGCTTTCTTGTGCTCTCTGGCATACTCCTCCGCCCTTTCTCTTAGCTCTTTCATCTTGGACATCCCTTCACCTCCTATGCCAACCCGAACCCCAGCACAGCTACCATGCATGCTGTCGCTCCCGTCGTAACTCCTATCAGGAATACACCGATCAGAATAAGCATGAGCCGGATTGCTCTTTGCCGCCTTCTGTCCACACGCTGCTTCGCTTCTTTCATACTATTTACTTTCAATAGCTTGTCCTCCTCTTTACCGCCTCAGGCGGTTTTCTCCAAAGTATATGGAATCTTTACCCCTTCCTGCTCCTCCAATAAGGAGATCAGTACTTGTATGATCTTCTCCATGTTGATTTCATTTTCAGCCACTTGCACCACCTCTCTAATATGTATGAACCACTGTTTGTACTTGTTGCTTACTTTTTCACAGGTTGCCGCGCTTTACATCCATGCCTATGTTTTCTTACGTAAGCAGTCATTCTCTGCTTTCGCATCGCCTTACTACTCTTTGATAACTCAATGCTATTACCTAACTGAATCATGTTACTCACTCTTTGTCACCTCCTCTCTATCCTGCTGCCGCTTTCGGCTCTTCACTTTCAATCCCCAGCTTAAATCCCTTTACCAGCACAAAATACTTTCTTTCACTTTAATCATCTGGTATAATCTTCCTATCAAATGATGAAAGGAAGGATAAAACATGAATACGGCAAGAACTTTTATTGAATCCCGCGGTATTTTATTTCAAATCGAACGAAACGGAACCATAATCGACACCATCAAAGGCTTACCAAATCATGAAAAATCTACTAGCAAGCAATACATCGGCTTTTTACCCGAAAACGATGTATTGCCAAACGACTGGGTGATCAACCCTAATGGCAACCGGCTTTTCGTTGAAGATGTGCAACCCTCATATCATTTTGGAGAATTACAACAATACAAAGCATTTTACCTGACAGAAATTGAATACAAAAAACTTAATGTTCCAAACACATCGACAGTTTTCAATATTGGTTCAGCCACAGGCTCTGTTATCGGAACTCAGTCTATCGTAAACTTCAGTTACACAAACACTATTTCAGAATTAAAAGACCAAGTTGATTCCTCTGATTCGCCTGATAAAAATGAATTAGAAAAAATAACAAATCTTCTGGAAATGATGATAAATGATGAACTTCCTCCCCAAAAAGGCATGTTTTCTAAATTTGCCGATGTTCTTAAACGCAATACTTGGTTTACTGATCCGATGATGTCTGCTTTGTTTGGTTGGCTGACGTCCCAAATTCCATAAATGCTCCAGAAATATTCAGCTTTAGTTCAAGCTCTGTGGTTCCATCTGCGGAGCTTTTCACTCTATAATCCGAAACATTTTCCAGTAGTATTCCGTTTATCTCCACATCAAAAACCGAATCTAATCTACTAATTTTTATAGAGTTTACCTTCATCCTCACACCTCCTCCCTATCCTGCTGCCCTTTCCGGTTCCTGCGCCGCATTGCTCTGACTGGCCAACAACAGCCCTGATGCAGATACCATGAAAAACCTGTTTGAAGGCGTCATTTTTCTGTACATCTCTGCCAACTCTAAAATCTCTTTCTCTTTTACTTCGTTTTCTCCTTTTACTTCCTGCATTTTCTTTCCTCCTTCCTGCCTTGTTGTTCTGTACTGC